GTTTGGAATTGCGTCCATTTGTCCTTGACCCTCCCCCCCCTGTCACTCGTTGCGCAGGAGCAGGATGTCCATCTGCACCATCACCGCTGCCGTGCCGTTGGATACCTTGGCAAGCATCCCGATGTCGGTAAGCGATGCAAAGTGCAGCGGCATGGTGAAAGTCTCGTTGTAGACGTTTTCAATTCCGATCCACTCTTGCACCCGCTTGATTGGCTGGTATGGCGCTGCGGTATCCAGCACGCCACCACGCTCAAGCATAAAGACATCGACGATCTTCGCGCCTTCAATCGCGATGCTAACGCCCTCAATGAAAGCGGTGTAGCCGCGCGGCACTGTATAGCTGACAATGCTGGTGTTTGCTGTCGGGAAGCCGTTGATAGGTATCTTGGCCCAGTCCGTTCCACCCGCCGCGTTCTCAATCACGATGTCGCCAGCATGAGAGCCAAGCGCTTGCGTGCCATAGGTTCCGCTGTCCACCACCTCTGCGTCGAACAGGCGGATGAACTGCGCAGACGTTGAGGCCGATGCAGACGCGCCTGCGGTCGCAATCACCTCGCTTACCACATCACCAGTGGCGTTTAGGCCAGTGAGGCGCAAAGAGCGCGCACCAGAGCCAGCAGCCGTGTCGTTGACGTTGCCACCTGCCTTGATGCGCAAGGCGGTCGCTCCTGACACTTGTGGCGTTCTGTAGGCAAGCACATCCGAGACTGGCAGTAGAGATGTGCCGACTGTTGCCATGCCGAAGCGATGCGTGACTGCGGCATTCAAGATGTTGCCGCGCGCGACCTGCACGCCCCACCCGAGGTTGTTCTTAAATAGCTGGTCCATCAGTTTGCCCCTGGGTGGTTGTCATCTATCGGCCATCCGTCTTGGCCGATTTCGGCGCTGTAGCCTCTGGCCTCTTCCGATTGTATCACGCCGCTATGGCAAGACCAACAACAGGCTTGCAGGTTGCCGATGTCAAAGAACAGGTCTGGGTCGCCCTTGTGTGCTTTGATGTGGTGGACGACTGCGGATTGCGGATGACTGCGTCCGCGCTTCAGGAAGCACTTGCAGCGTTGGCATATGAACTGGTCGCGCAGAAGAACGTGTTCCCGCAAGATACGCCACTGCTTGGTTTGGTATAGCTTGCGGTAGGCTTCGGCTTCTGGGGTGCGCCACTTGTCCATGCGTCGCTTTAATCCTATGTGGTCAACCCTAGCGGAAAGCGGAACTCTGCCCACCCAAAAACTAGACGGTCAGCGGGCGAACCACTCTGTCAGCTGCTTCGATACCCCAAGGGCGTCTGCCATCTCGCCAAGTTCGACCCAGGCTTCCACCCATTCTGGCTGGCCGACAAGGTGGTGGCAGTGCAGCGCGACATAGGTGTAAGCATCTAGGCGGTCAGCAAAGCGCAGCATGGGGAAGTCTGCCACGAAGGCGGCGATGCCCATCGAGAGGCGGGCGTCGGCCTCTGCCTGCGACAGGGCGGCACTGAGCGCGGGGTTGGCGTCCTTTGTAGGGCTTGGCACGTCGCCTGTGATCAGTTCGCCGCAGTCGTGGTGCAGGGCTGCGTAGAGCATGTCTTGCGTTGCCTTGGGCCAGAAGAACAGGATGATCTGCGCAACGCGGCATTGGTGGTCTGCCAGGCTTTGCGCTGGCACATCTGGGTTTGCGTGCCAGCGCGTGACCGAGCCGGATTTGTAGATCGGGTTGATCCCGACGACATGGTGTTCTGGCGGTGTCATGCTGCCACCTCTTCTTGCCGTTTGGCGAAGTCTGCTTCTAGCATATCGCAGAAGCGGGCCATGTGGTCCTTGTCGGTCTCGCCTTGTTGCCACTTGGCTTTGGCCTTGGCAACCTCGCCCACGCCCTCTAAGCTGACGTCCCCGTCGTACTCGGCCATGAAAAAGCAATGACCTCTGTCCCCGTTGGGCTGTCGCACCTCTCCGATCATGCGGTATTGCGGGACCATCTGGCGAAACTCTGCCATCACGCGAGCAAATCGGTCAGCGACGGACAAACTGGCGGTTGCGGCGCGATCTTCCTCGATCCGCGTCAGCGTCTTGTCGATGTTGCGGGCGGCATCGGCCAGTCGTTGCGTCAAGTCAGCGAGGTCTTTGTCGGTCAGGGCCTTGCGGCCTTCGGGGTGGGTGGTCATTGTGCGCCTCCTGCGGGCTATCCTGTTGGGTTGGTGCGAGGGAAGGGGAGTCAGGTTCTCCCGGTTCGGCTGGCCTGCCTATCCCGCGCCGATTAGCCTACCGCCTATTCATCGTCGTCGTCAAGGTTTTCTGACAGGTAGGCAATCGCTGTGAGGGTGCCAAGGATCAGCCGGTCAAGATCGATACCCAGTGCCGCGCACTCTTCGAGGAAGGTCAGCGCCAGGTCGGTTTCGGCGGCGGTGTTCTGGCATGGCTCGAAGGAGATGAAGCACTCGGTGTCGGACATGGTGGGCCTCCGCGTGGGGGGGGGTGGTGCGATGGTGTCACGGGGTCTGGGGCCTGCGCAAGCGGGATCATTTATTTATAAATTTTACCCCTAATAGACATGTAGGGAGGTAGACACCTATGGATGGGGGAGAGAGGTAGTCTATATAATAAAAGAAAAAATATATATCTTTATATATAGAGTAGCCTCAGACACCTTGTTTCCTTGGGGTTTCGTCTCCTGACTTTGTTTGTTTGGGGCCGACTAGATTGGCACGATTTTAGGTCACCTCGCGAGGCGCACTTCGCGCGTCCCGCCACGAACGTATTGACTTGCAGATTTAGTCGGTCGTATGAAGTTGGACATGAAGAGGCCCCGCGCAGCTGGAACTGCCGGGGCCGTGATCGAAACCTTAGAGGGAGCAGCAGGCCTCGATGAGCGGCAATATATCAGACACCCATGAACAGGCCAAGCGTTACCAGTCAATGGGCTGGGCGCTGGTTGGCATACCGGCGGGAAGCAAGGCACCATCCACCTTTGGCTGGCAGCAGCGCTCCACCCCGTCCAGTTATTGGTCGGACAATCCAACGCACAACATCGGCCTGCTGCATAGCTTGTCTGGCACCTGCGCGCTGGACATCGACCACATGGCGCACACGCGCCTGATTTGCGCGGCCCTGAACATTGATCTGGACGCCATCCTTGCGTCGGCCCCGAGGATTGTGGGCAGGCCGGATCGTGGCAAGGTTTTGTTCCGGGCGCCGAAAGGCGTTGATCTGACGACGCGCAAGATCAGTTGGCCGGTGGAGGGTGATCCGCGCAAGACGGAAGTGGTGTTTGAATTGCGCGCCGGATCGGTGCAGGACGTGCTTCCGCCGTCCATCCATCCCGACACGGGCGACCCGTATGTCTGGGCTGGTGTTGCACCTGAAAGCATCGGACCGGTGCCGGATCAGTTGTTGACGATCTGGCGGGAGTGGGATCGGTTTCGCCCGCAGTTGATGGAGGTCTGCCCTTGGAAGCGCGCTCCAGAGTTCAAGCCTCCGAGCGCCAAGTCTCGGCGTGTGGCCAATGAGGGGCAGAACGTGATTGCCGCTTACAACGATGCCACGCCGATTGGCGCTGCCCTTGAGGCGGCGGGCTATCGTCAATTCGGTACCCGCTGGCTGTCGCCCAACAGCACGAGCAAGATACCGGGCGTGGTGGTGTTTGATGATGGGCGGGCATTTAGCCACCACGCTTCCGATCCGTTTGACCCGGCCCATAGCTTTGATGCCTTTGATGTGTTCTGCCACTATCAGCACCTTGGCAACGTCACAGCGGCTGTGCGGGCCGCTGCGGAGGCTCTGAACCTTGATCGGCTACCGCCAGCGCCGACAGAGGAGGATCGCGAGGCGCAGCGGCACGGGGAGCGTGTGGCAGAGGTTATCATGGTTGGTGCCAAACAGCAGCACCCCGGAACGGTGGAGGACATTCCCAAGCATCTGCTGACGGTGCCGGGTGTCCTGGGCGAGGTGGTGAAGTATTCGGCGCGGACGTGCATCGTGAGCCAGCCGCAGTTTGACGTGCAAACGGCCTTGGCGCTGGGGTCTGTGGTGATGGGTCGCCGGTTCGTGACGGACAACCGCAATATGTCGAGCCTGTATTTCTTGAACGTGGCCAAGACGGGCACGGGTAAGGAACATGCCAATACGGTAATCGAGGATGTTCTTGAGGCGTCAGGTCTGATTGGGCTTCGCGGCCCGAATGGCTACACGTCTGCTACGGGGATCTTGTCGGTCTTGAAGGACAAGCCGTGCCATATCACGGTGATTGATGAGTTCGGGTCTTATCTGCAAAGCGCGGCGGCGAAGGGCAATCAACACCGGGCCGACGCAATGGTGATGTTGATGGAGGCATTCGGGCGGCAGACGAAGACCCTGCGCAATTTAGGCTATGCCACGTTGAGCCTGAATGACAATCAGAAGAAGGCCATGACGGTCGAGATACGGTCTCCGTCCATTACGGTGATCGGCATGACGACGCCCGAGACGTTCTATGACGCCATCGGGTCAAGGGACGTGGCCAGTGGCTTTCTGAACCGGCTGTTGATTGTGGAAAGCAGAAGGCCGCGCGAGGTGTCACGCACGCCGGAATTGGTGGATGTGCCTGAGTCGGTGATTGCTTGGGCGCGGGGCTGCGCATCGGCAGTGGCAGAGGATGCGGGCGATCTGACGGACAACGGACATGAGTTTCCGCCCGATCCGGTAATGGTGCCGTTTACGGCAGCGGCGCGCGATCTGTTTCGGGATTATGAGCGCACCATCATTGACCGGCAGAACGCGATGGATCACCTGGCGCTGGCCGACATGATGAACAGATCGCGCGAGATTGCCATGCGCCTCAGCCTGATTGTGACGCGCAGCATGGGCGAGCGTGAGATTGACATCATTGCCGCGCAATGGGCGATTGACTACGTCGATTTCTATCTGCGCCAAACGCTTGAAGCGATGTCGATAAACATCAGCGAAGGCGGGACGGACGAAATCCGAAAAAAGATCGCGGCAGCGATTGAGAAAGCCGGGACGGTAGGGCTGAAGATCAGCGAACTAATCAAGCAGGTTCCAAAGCTGGGAAATCTCAAGAAGCACGAGCGCGACGGCGTTCTTGCGATGGTTTGCGAAGACTTTCCCGTTGAGCGGCTTCAGCAAACGCCAGAAGGTGGGCGCGGACGCCCTGCCATCATTCACAGGTGGATCAGGGAGGGTTAAGCCTCCCTAAAATAATCCGATAGAGCGCGCCAGGTGCGCAGGGTGATGTTTTCATCGCCGTCAGCGACCCGCTTGACGGTCGGATGGGATAGCCCAGCGCGCTTGGCCACCACTGGCAATTTCCGATCCTCCATCTTCTGACGGATGGTTTCAATGGGGATCAAATCGGTCGTCTGCATCTTTTTTCCTTCACGGCGTAAAAACCTATTTACACCTACGCAAGATTGGATTTATGGTCAACCCTGTTGGAGAAAGAAAGGAGTTGCGAGATGAGCAACATTGACGGACTAGCAGCCGATTGGCTGGCCGCCAAGGCGGAAGAACGGGCGGCAAATATGCGCCGCTTGAAAATCGAAAAAGAACTGACTTCGGCGCTAGAAGCCAAAGATGAAGGTTCAATCACCCACAAATTGACATCCCATAAGGTCACGCTGACGCAGCCCGTCACGCGCAAGGTTGACGCGGATAAATGGAACGGTGTCGCGTATTTGATCCCAAGCAGTCTGCATCCGGTAAGGGCAACTTATGTTGCCGACGCGGCTGGCATGAAGTGGCTGGCTAAAAATGAGCCGGACATGTGGGCCAAGGTGGCGCAGGCGTTTGAAACCAAGCGCGGCAAGATCGGCGTGAAGGTGGAGGCGCTATGATCATTCGGATTGAGGCCGAAGACGGTCAGGATTTTATTGTTCGCTGTGACGAACAGACCGGCGGTGTCCAGATCGGCGTTGCGGTGGTGACAGAAGATGGCAACCGCAAGGCTCAGATGGAACACTTCACCGTTGAAGAAGCCAAGGCGGCAATCGCCGCCTTGGAATTTGCAATCAAGATCGCGGAGGCTGAACGCGAAGAAATGGAGAAGCGGAATGGCCATTAACCTGTCACAACTGACAACGCCTCAAGGGCAGCGTCCGATCATCGTGACGCTGTTTGGCGAGGGCGGCACCGGAAAGACCACGCTTGCGGCAATGTTTCCCAAGCCCGTCTTCATCCGGACGGAAGACGGCACGCAGAGCCTCCAGGGCAACGAGAACGTGCATCTGTTTCCGCTGGCCACCAGCACAAAGGACGTGCTGGATGCCATTGAAGCGCTGGCCACGCAGGAGCATGATTTCAAGACGCTGGTGATCGACAGCATCACGCAGCTTGCCACGATTGTGGAAAGCGAAATCGTGGCGGCTGACCCGAAGGCTAAAAGCATCAACCAAGCGGGCGGCGGATACGGCGCTGGCTACGGGACGGCCAGCGAGATGCATCGCAAGGTCCGGGAATGGGCCGGTTCGCTGGCCTATGAAAAGGGCATGAACGTCGTGTTTATCGGGCACGCCGAGACTGAGACGATGGACCTGCCTGATATGGACCAATACACGCGCTACAGCGTGCGGCTGCACAAGAAAAGCCTGCCGCACT